AAACTTTTTCCAAAAAACTAAGTTAAAGAAAAAATATTATAATTATACATAATATAAACATGTCTGAAATTGATCCAGAAATTGCTATCCGTTACTACAAGAATCATTTGAAAACCGTATCCGATTACCAGAAACGCAATCCTGAGAAAATGAGGATTAAAAATAACGCATGGAACAAAAAAGTGAAGGAGACTGATCCCGTTAAATACCAAGCAATTTTGGACAAGAAAAGAGACTATTATTTGAATGTTCGCAAACCAAAGTTGGATGCTGCAAGAAAACTTGCCAAGGCTCAGCCTGAACCCATCAACGAGATCATCTTACCAAAGCAGCAAACGGCTTAGGTTGTTAGCCGAATAAATGTTATCCCTCCAATCTCCCTTTATGCCTTGACTTCGTCTTAAATAATTATGTCGTCTATCTTGGTCTTTATGTTTAGTAAAGTCCTCGTAATACATCTGCCCAAAATGAATCCATTTCCTTTTGATAGGATCATATATCATATATTTTTTTGAAGGCAATGTACTCCTATACACCGTCGTCCTATAAAATTTCGTTGCTCGATTTTGGACGATTCTAGGATCACTGTAATCCCATATGTCATCAGTCTTTGGAAATTCATCATCGAAATCATAGGGCATTTATTTATATATTTAGAAAATTTTCTAAACAAATTCATACTCTACCTCATCACCTTCGTCAAAATCATACTCAATTTCGTCTCGCATCGTTATCCATACCAAAAAATCATTGCCTTTCATATCAGTTACGATCATAAAGCAGTTACCAGCAAAATCCGAATAAACCATTTATTAAATATTTTATTGTAACATTATATAACAAATGTCAAGATTTATTCGTCATCAATCCAAAATAATAGGCGGCGCAGTATCTGCTAAAAATTTGCAAGCATTTATCGAGCAGTCATATAAAGAAGAGCCGTCAGATGTTATTGGCGATTTTGTCATTGATCCAGACCTTTCAACGTACACCACCAAGGTTTATACAAATCCAGAGACAAGGCAAACAATCGTTGCTTATCGAGGGACAAAAGGTGGTTGGGATTGGGGAAATAATTTAGCATATGCAATGGGATTGTATGACTATACCGATAGATACAAGCAAGGGGCTGAAACTCAAAAAAAAGCCGAGACCAAATATGGTAAGGAAAATATCTCAACAATCGGACATTCTCAGGGAGCGGTTTTAAGTCGAAAATTAGGCCAAGATACGAAAGAAATAATCAATGTTAACCCTGCTTGGATGGGCGAAACTCCGAGTCCGAATGAGTACAATATCAGATCATCATTTGATCCCGTATCAGCCTTATTCATGCCTTATTCAGCAATACAGAGTTATGTAAATCCCAAATTTAGCCAAAGCCATAACATTACAATCCCATCCAAATCTTATTTTGATCCTAGAACAGAGCATAAAGCCAAGATTCTCGAGCGAGTCGATCCAAATCTTATGATTGGAGCAGGACAAGACGAACCGATCGACTTTGAAGACATTGAATGGGGGTCATTTACAAAAACTTTTAAAAATTTCAAAGCCAAAAATGGTTACCCTGAAACCTTGCATGATTTTGCTATGCTTGTCACTGCTAATCCTGACAAATTCCGAAAAAAGACACTTCACCGAGCGAGGTTTTATTTGAATGTATTGGTTCATAAACCATCAAAAAAAATGCTTGGATCAGGATTGTCAAAAAGTCAACAAATCCAAGACTACGGGAAAATAGTAAAGCATTTGACGAGTCATATAATTGACCCAAAAGAACCGATCGACAAAAAGGATTTCAAACAGAGCAAATATTTTATTGACCAAATTATGAAAATAAAAAATTAATCCTCGTTATGGTTTAATACGTAAATATCTTGCTCTCCCATCACCACCATAGGAAATGACTTTATTACTGTACACCATCGCCCTTTTAAGTTCCGGATCCGTTTAATTTGCGATTTATCAAGTCCAAGATAATTATCCAATAAATATTTTAACATTCTACCGCCAGCGTTCTTAGGGAAAAACGTAATTGAATGGGCTTCATTTAATATTCGTTTAGTATCATTTCCAGCGCATGCGAGATGAGACGTATACAAGCAATAAACATTAAAATGTCTCCCAGTTTCTAGAATGCTATTTAATATAGAAGCGACTTTTAATTTTAATGGTTTATCTGTAATGCAATCTGTATCGTCAAAAATGACTAAACTCTCTTTAAAGTCTTCAGCAGTTAAATCGTCTTCGATCAATTCTTTTGATAATTTAATCCGCTTCAAACCCTTTATGCTGTCAATAGACGAATCCTCTGAAATACTAGAAAACATAAAAATTGGACGCTTTGGAAATAAACGTCTAAACTGATTGCAATATTCTTTACAATAATAAGATTTACCTGATCCGCTAGCACCTGTTACATAGAGGATTTGTCTTTCTGTCTTATTGTTGGGAATTTGTTGAAATTTCTCATCTCCGGTCAATTTAAGATGATCGAATACATGACGAGCCTTTTTAGTATCGTCTACAGAGATAATCGGTGGTTTTTTAGTCACTGCATTTTGAATTATTGCAATTGGTTGACCTTCGCTTTCGAAATTCATTGTTTAATATAATAAAACAGATTTATTTTTTTTTACGAAGTTCAACGCGGCTAGATTTATTACTTTTAAAAGCAATTCTTTCCCTTCGTCTAAATATTTAATCGTTTCCTCGTCTTTTTTACTATTGATTGCAGAAGAAAGAATTTTCTCTAATTTTGGAATATTAAACTTTTTAGATTTTCCTAAAACTATTGCAATATTATTGTTTATGTCTTTTTTACTAGGGCGTCTAAACTTTTGTTCTATTACTGTTTTAATCGTATCAAGTTCAGATCGACCTTTATATAGTTCACCAATTGGCGAGTTAAAAAAATTAAACAATTTCGTAACTTTATCTTTATTCTTTTGTCTATCTTCGATCATATAGTAAGAGAAACATCTTTTCAAACCTTTCATGTAGTTATGACTAGCGTAAAAATACTCGTCAAAAGCATGTTTTAACGAATTCATAATTTGTTCTCTATCTATGTCATGGGGGAAAAAGTTGGCTTCATTACCTAGTTTAATGTAGTAATTATCACTAAACTCATGGTATATACCATCTATTAAAGCGACTTCATCCAGTTTCATCGTTGTTTTCATTAAAATACAATCCTGAAACGCTAACTTCCTTTTGTCTTTAAGAATTTTATAACCCCTTTTCATATCGTCTTTATCCCATCGTAAAGGACTGCCGTCAGAATCCATTCCGCATTTGAAATCAGTAATAAAGACGCTGGGATCCTTTTCGGCTTCTTCAAATTTCTTTTTAAACATCAAATAAATATGATGTAAAATGTCGTTTGTATCTTTTGCATCTTCAAAAACCTCGTTAAGATCATAATCGCTGACGTATTTAGCATTTTTAAATGATGCCGAGCCAACGACTTCATAATTGCGGCTAATAGTCATTAGATTAAAAATTCTACGAATTGATTTGCTAAAGTCATTAATACTCTTTTTTTCAAATAAATCAAGCATTTATTGTATTATAATAAATATTTTGTAGGAATGTCTCGGTATCTTCCATAAATTGTCGGGATGTCACTCGACGGGCTTATTTCTTCACCGTAGAAATTACGACCACCGCCTCGCATGGTTGATGGTGCTTGAACTCCGTATTGATTGATAGCGAGTCTTAATTCATTTGAAAGATCTGCAGCATTGGAATAAAATACCTGAACTAATTCTGATCCATATTGAACTTCGTCTCGTATGTAATCGTAAAATCCCCTGAAAATTACGGGCATAGAATTAACTTTGGTCTGTATGTCTTTAAGTTGCGAAATGTCTTTATTTGTTAAAGATGAAATCTGTTTTTTGATATGCGTAGTAAAAAACAACGTCGCTGTTCTAATAAGTTTATTCAGTTCTTTAAATCCATAAAGCGCATTTTCGCTATTTAAGTAATTAGAAGCCCAACTTAAAGCAGTTAAACCCGAAACAGTTGAACCGTCTGAACCGTCTGAACTATCTGAACCAGATGAACTAGAATTAAAATCATTAAAAAAGCCACTTGTTGCTGTACTTGTAGAACTTAAAGTATCATCTTGTTCTTCATCGTCATCATCAGCATAATCATCATCGTCTTCTTCTTCTGCAGTATGCTTTTCTAGTAATGTAAAAGTGTCAAAAATGGTAGCCATTATATTTTTAAACTTAGCAAAATCTGATCGCAATCTTCCAGACGATTTTAATGCTTGAATTGTTTCAACATCTTCCCCTAAAGCATTTTTAATGTTCTCGCTTGATGTAATTGCGATTTTCTTAGACGCTTGATAAATACTGTCTGGATTGTATTCGAGATTTGCATATCTTGGCAAAAGTGGCATTTATTATTTTATTTATATTTTATTTTTTTATTAAATTCAATAAAGTCCATTGTCTTTTACATATCTACTAGCAGCAGGGAGACTTATTCCTTGTTGCCTCATAACTGCTGCGACGATATCCCCTCGAGCAACTTCTCTTTTATGCCCTGATCTTGGTAATTGCTTTCGTCCTGCAGCCATCATCATTAATGGAACATAGGGAGCCGCAGCCTTTGATACTTTTACTAAATCGTCTAAAACACCTCGTCCACCAGACATTGCTCCTGCTCTAATAGTCACTCTTTTTGGAAGTCCATTTTCTTTACGGGATTTTCGAGCCTCTGGTTTATAAATTTCAAAATTCTTTTCTTTAATCGCAGCCGTTATCAATTCTCTTGCTTTTTTTAATGGAATACCATCGGCTGCAGCCAATTTTTTAACAGCCTTCCAATAGTAATCCATATCGCCGCCATACATTTCATCATCGCTGTCTGAATCACTATTATACATTGCTCCTGCTCTAATAGTCACTCTTTTTGGAAGTCGTTTACCTTTTTTTGCTTTTGCAGGTGTTTCCATTATTGTTTCTAGAAGAGCAGCAGCACCCTCCGGATCAGTTTCAAATGCATCTGCTACTATGTCTTTGGCTGTCTTTTTATCTTTACGGGATTTTCGAGCCTCTGGCTTATAATTAACTGATGAGTGTTTGTCTCTTATTCTTCCCCTAATTTCCTCAAAAGTTAATTCAGGATGTTTCGCCTTATAATCCTTGACGTATTTCCAATAATAAGCCATATCGCCGCCAAACATATGACTTTCAGGAGGTTGATAAGACGCTAAAGCCTGAGGATAAATATCGCTATGAAATTCTTGCGGTCGATTTTTAATAAGTGCGCCACCTTGAAGATATGATTTAATTGCATCTCTTGCTACTTCTTTTGCGATACCGGTTGCAACTGGTACAACTTGTTCTTTAAATGGTTGAGCAATATCACCTAAATCCTTTGCAAAACTTCCTAAAGTGTATTTTTTTCGTTTTCCACCTCTAATGTATGACAATGCTGCATCCTTTGCTAGTTCACCTGCAATTGGTGCTACAACTTTTGCCGTTCCAACTGCACCTTGCTTGAAACCTTTGCCAAAATCCTGCCAAAAACCAGCACCTAAAAGTCTTGGAGTTTGAGAAAATCTTCCAACGGCTAGCGTACCCGGATAATCATACTGGGTAGTTCCTGCTTTTGGATGAACTCTCGCCCTTTTGCCACCGAACATTAAGGGCTGGGGCAATGATGCAATTTGTCGTCTGGTATTTCTCGCTAAAGTATCTGTAATTCCATTGTTATATTCTTGCATTTTGTTTATTTGTTATAAGATAATTTTTTTATTAAAATTAATTAGAGATGTATTTTTCAACTTTAGATTTTCGTTTTCCGCCGCTCATAACACCAGCCGACATAACTCCAGCAGACATAACACCTCCATCTTTATGATGCTTTGGATGATGTCGAATCATTTTTAAGATGTTTGCCATACCATGGTTAGCCAACTTACCGCCAACGAGACGCTGGTATTCACTCGTTTCAAGTTGAGGAACTGGGTTCTGTTCTTTCGTCCTTAAAACTTGGTCTTTGGTAAGAATACCAGTAAAGATTTGAGATGTTCCTTGTTGAGTGGCAAAAATACCAGAATTCATTGTAATGATACAAATTTCAGGTGTAATAGTAAAAGGGAACTGATTAGCAACATTAATGTTAAATTGAAACTGATATTGTCCTAAAGACGAAGCCGACAAATAAGATGGGAGACTAAAGTCGATCGAAGGATTCAGAACCAATAAACTGCCAGTTGTTGCTACAGGATTTTGAACCCCACTTGCAGAGTTGTTTATTCCGGCTCGTCCTTGAAATTCATAAAATGATTGCTGCGAACCATTTCTAAAAGACATATTGTAAAGATCAACCTGTCTGGCAGAAGAAAGCAGACCCGAAGCATTATTGAAATTTATAGAGATTCCTGTAATAGTCAAAAAAGACGATGTATAAGCCCAATTTTGCTGAGACATCGGATAACGGACTGAAATAAGAATTAGATCTGGAATTTGATTTAGTTGGATACTTTGCGATGTTAATAAAGTAGTCTGAGACGTTAAAGGAGAATTGTTAGTCGCTGGAGCAATCTGAGTTGTATTGTTGCTAACTGAAAGATAACGAGGGTAATCAAGAAACGGGACGACGTTTTTCGTTGAAATCTTAGCATATTGCTCTGGCTGAAGACTGAGGAAATTAAAAAGTAGTTTAGTATTCTGGAAACCAGTTTGCTGAGCGGTAGATCCTAAAGTGATACTAGTAATAAAAGAATCAAGACCGTTTCCTGTAGCATTAACATACGAATTGGCAGTTGAAAATAAACGGGCGCAAGTCGAGTCAATATTCAAAACAAATGACATATTGTTTATGCCTACAAGACCAGCCTGTTGGTTTGGCTGACAGTTGATAAATGGCGATAAAGCCAAAAATGGTTCTGTAATTTGAACGGTCAAGACAATAACCCAAGTATCATCGGTATCAGTAGAAATGACACTAGTATCAGGTGGACCACCTGCTGCAGGGGTATGACTCACTGATGAAGATACCAAAGGATACGCGCCTCTCGGCTCAAAATCTTCATCATATCCGTTGTTGTTATAGGCTGCTAAAGGATTTGAATTCGTTAAAACGCCACTAGAATACAAACCCCATTGATTATCAACGTAAGAAGGTGTTAAAGAATTGTATCTAGATAGCATGCGATTGTCGTTCATTCTGCTAATCATTGGCAAAATGTCTTTAAGATTACTGGAGACCGAGACGTTATTAATGGTTGACTGGCAAGTTGTAAAAAGTGAATTCAAAGGAAAGGCTTGCAAACAATCTGAAACACCGTAATTAAATGCCTGTTGCCCCGCGGGGACATTTGTAAGGTTTAGAGTGAAAGTCAATTCAGTCTGGATTAAAAGATGACGGTCAATAACAATGTTTTCACTTGGCACTTGAACGTTAAAAACGATCGAACTATTGCTAGCCGAAACAGCATTAAATTGTTGGTATGTTGATTGAGATGCTCCGGATTGAACACCAAAGACTTCTCGGTCGGTAATATCAGCGATTCTTGAATCTTCAATAAGAACAGTTCTAAAGTCAGACATTTTGATATATTTTATTCTTAGAAAATATTATTTTTTATTTAATATTCCCTTTAATATTTTTCCTAAATAAACTTAAGGTTTTTGAGTTCCAGTTGAGTGTTTTCGAGTAAATAAAATTTTTATAGTAGCCGTACAACCGCTTCCCAATAAAAATGGCTGTAAAGCCCCAATTCTGTCTTTCCAAAAAACTTCTATGTCTAAATTGGAAATTGGTCTATTACCTTGCAAGTCAATAAGACGATATTGAGCCGTTGGATTGTAAACAACATTCGGTTTATAAAAACCATCATTGCTTACAAAGTCAGTTATAATCTGGCTTACATTTGAGTTATTACCATTTGAATAGGTTGTACCATCAATAAACACTGATGGCGCACTGATTTGAGTTGGGACTATTGGCAGCGTTTGCGAACAAAAGACGACGCTAGTAATTGGAGACCATAAGGCAATTGTTGAATATTCTTGAATTACTTGGATAGCGGTATAAGTAGGATTTATGGGCGGAAATGGGATTTCGTTGGCTCCTCCAAAGGTATTAGTTTGAATCAGAACATTAAGATTGTTCGCAACGGCATTAAAGGTGTTTATTGTAAATGGGAAACTGCTAAACAATTGAAACAAAGCAGGGTTCATATAAATTTCAATATAATTTGCACTGGTGTAATTATACCCTAAAACATCGCAATTTAATATGGCAATTTGGCTGTTAGTATCAAATGTTAAAATTGGTGCGTTTGTTGTCGGCAAAGATGTTCCTACAGGTAATTGAGCGACTAGATTGTTAAAGCAGGTTGTAAAAGCGTTATTGATTAGATAGATCCAGTATTGAAACGTAAAGACATTATAATAACCAGTTGAATTGTTTTGTAATCCGCTTGAATATTGGTTTGGCGCTAAAGGAATAACCGCCGAATTATTTTGAGGACTATAAATGACATATTCACTCTGGACGTAATTAATACTTGTAGCAGGATCAGTCCAGTTAAGACTTACAGAATAAATCGTTAAATTGAGATTGCCTTGGTTTGGTTGTATCTCGGGAATGAAAACCGGCAAAGTAGGAGTATCTAGAGTAAATCGAATAATGCTTATGTAATATTCTTCTGGATTTTGTAAAAAAGGAGTATTTCTGGTTTCGTTAAAATACAAAGTCGGAGGTGGTTTTGAAACAGTTTCGACGTTTGTAATGACTACATCATAGTAAATTTTGTCGGCTTGAGAATGTTGCGTAAATGACATTTGTTTTAATTGTTAGATTTTATTTTTAATCG